TGGTTTATTGTTTAAAGCTGGAGCATTTATTAATCTTCAATCTACTCGTGTAGTAGACGCAATAACAGTTTATTACGACGGTCCAAATCCAACAGGTAGTTAGGAAATTAAATGGCGACTATTACTTACACAGTTACGGTTGCAACTGGTACTAACCAATATAGTGCAAACGTAAATAAATTTTATATTAACGGTACAGTTAGTCCGACTCTTCAACTTGAAGAGGGAAATATTTATATATTTGATCAGTCCGATGCTACTAATAATGGTCATCCTTTTAGATTTTCTATAACTCCTAACGGAACTCATGCAACTGCAATTGGTGGTGCGGCTGGAGTAGAATATACAAACGGCGTAACTATTGTTGGTACACCAGGTGTTAGTGCAACAGCTTACACACAAATTATTGTAGGTAATACAACTACAACTGCGGGTCAAACTGTTCCACCTTTATTTTATTATTGTCAAATACACTCAGGAATGGGAGGTTCAGCACCTACTCTTACTAAAAGTTCTGGAATTACAAATAAATTTAATCCACCTATAGATGATATTATAGAAGAAGCTTTTGAAAGAACTAATATAAGAGGAACTAGAACTGGTTATCAATTAAGATCAGCAAGACGTTCTTTAAATATTATGTTTCAAGAATGGGAAAATAGAGGTGTCCATTTATGGAAAGTAAAACTTGCTGAAGTACCTTTAGTAAGGGGTCAAGCAGAGTATAGTTTTTCTACAGACTCTATTAATTTTCCAAATGATATGAGTGATATGTTAGAAGCATTCTACAGAAATAATACTACAGTAACTAATCCTCAAGATATTGCATTAACTCAAATTAGTAGATCTCAATATAATGCAACACCTAATAAATTAGTACAAAGTACACCTTCTCAATTTTATGTAGAAAGAAAAATTAATCCTAGTGTATTTTTATATGCTACCCCTAGTTCAAGTGTGTCTAGTACATCTACACCAAGTAATTTTCAATTTTGTTTTTATTATTTATCTAAAATAGAAAACCCAGGAGCCTATACAAATGTTTCTGATGTAGTGAATAGATTTTATCCATGCATGATGTCAGGTCTTGCGTATTATTTAAGTATGAAATTTTCTCCAGAAAGAACGCCTGAGTTAGAGAGAATTTATGAAAGTGAACTTTTAAGAGCATTAGATGCAGACAATCAAGGTACATCTACATTTATATCACCACAAACTTTTTATGGTGATGGAGTTGCTTCATAATGGGAGTTTTTGCTAGAGGTAAACAAGCATTAGCAATTTCTGATAGATCTGGATTAAGATTTCCATACACAGAAATGGTAAGAGAATGGAATGGATCTTTAGTTCATAATTCAGAGTTTGAACCAAAACAACCACAGCTTTCTCCAAAACCTGTTGGATCAGATCCACAAGCTTTACAAAATCCTAGAGTACAAAGAGATAGTACACCTCAATTAATTTTATTAGAAAATAATCCATTTGAAGTTATTATTTTTGGTGGTAATACATTTGTTAATGTTTATTCACTTGATCACCAAAGACTAGCTAATAGTGTTGTAAGATTAAGAGGAGCACCACAAGTTATAGCAACAGGAACAGGTGGAGCGAATACACCTAACTTACAATCTTTCGCACCTATTCCAACTATAGCAGGAGTTACAGATATAGATGCAGTGGCAGGTTTTACAATTCTATTAGGAAGAATAGCAGCAAATGGAGAAGTATCTGGTGCAACAACAACTGATGTATTAACTACTCCTATTAATTATTTTTATTTTCAAAGTGGTGACAACGCAACCACATCTGGTATAGTAGGTGGTTTTAATAGTTGTTCAGCAGGACCAGTAACATTGGAGGCAATATAATATGGCATACACATTAGCAAATTTACAAACAGATATTAGAGGATATACAGAAGTTGGAGATACTGTTTTAACCGATGCTGTTTTAGCAAATATGATTAAAAATGCAGAGAATGCTATTTTAAGAGCTGTTCCTTCAGATCAAAATGCACACTATGCTACTTCTAATCTAGTGGTAGATAATAGATATGTTACAATTCCTTCAGACCTTAGATCTATAAATTATGTACAACTTACAGATTCACAGGGAAATCAATTTTTTCTAGAACAAAGAGATCCTAGTTTTATGGCAGAATACTATTCTACTCCTCTTTCATCAGATGTAGATATTCCTAAATACTATGGTAATTGGGATGAAGAATTTTGGGTAGTAGCTCCCACACCTAATCAAACATACGCTATTACTTTAGCTTATAATAAAGAGGCTCCTAGTATTACAGATACAACTCCAATCAATTTTTCTACTACAGGAACCTACTTATCAAACAAATATCAAGACTTGCTTTTATATGGATGTCTGATAAATGCATATGGGTACTTGAAAGGTCCACAGGATATGATACAATATTACCAAGCGCAATATGAAACTGCTCTTACCACGTATGCAACTGAACAAATCGGTTACAGACGCAGAGACGAATATGAAGATGGCATGATTCGTCAACAGTTAAAATCCAAATCACCATCTAGTTACGGAACAAATTAATTTAAGGAGATAAAATAATATGGCGAACTTTGTACCTGATAAAATGAAACCAAACCTTTTTAAAGGTGGTTTTAATTTTTCAACAAATCAAATTAACTTGGCATTATTGACAAGTATTGGAGCTGCAGGTTTTGCACAAACAACTGCAGAAAATTATACTAGTGCAACTGCTGGTCAAGTAGCAGCAGGAGGTGGTTATACAACTAATGGAATTAGTTGTGGAGCATGTACTGTTTTAAATAATGGATCACAACCCGCATCAACTTTTTTAAGTTTTGCAGGAAATAATTCTGATGGTAGTGCAGCAACAGCTAATACTGTTAACTTTGTAGCTTCAACTATTACAGCATCTTTTGGATGTATGTATAAATTTGTAGCTCCAAGCGGAACAACTGCTAATCAACACATTGTAGCTATCTTAGACTTTGGTGGAACAAAATCATCTTCAGCTGGAGATTTTAAAATTGTATTCCCAACAGTTTCAACAGGAGCTGATGCAATTTTAAGTGTAACATAAGGAAAATTAAATGGCTTTGGTTATAAATGACAGAGTAAAACAAACTAGTACTACAACAGGTACAGGTACTTTAAATTTAAGTGCTACTATTCCAGTTGGTTTTAGAAGTTTTGTAGATGGTATTGGTAATACTAATACTACTTACTATGCTATTTATGAAACAGGAACTAATAACTTTGAAGTAGGAGTTGGAACTGTAACTGATGCCGCAACAGATACTCTATCAAGAAATACTGTTATTAGTAACTCTTTAGGTAACACAACTAAAATTAATTTTTCAGGCACACTTGATGTGTTCTGTACTTTACCGGCTAGTAAAGCAATTTACTTAGATACATCAACACCTCCAGTACCCGTTGGCGCAGCAAGCACAGGTTTTGCATTAGCAATGGCGGTTGCATTATAGAATAGGAAAAAAATATGGCACAAGATTTTAGAAGAACATTATTTGCAGCAACAGGAACAGGAGCAGTTACTCTTAGAACAGCAACTGATTTTGATGCAATAATTGGAATTAGATGTTGCAACATTGTAGCTACAACAATTGAAATAGATGTTTTTATTGAATTTGGAGGCGGAACTTTTAACATTGCAAAAGGTGTAGTAATTCCACCAAACTCTGCTGTTGAATTAATTCAAGGTGGAGCAAAAATAAATTTAAAAAACGGTGATGTACTTAAAGCTAAATCGAATACCGCTTCTTCTTTAGACGTAGTTACATCATTTATTGAAGGCATCAGTTCTTAGGAGGAATTATGACGGCAGTAGTAAATGGAGTCCAATACATCGGAGGGCAAACAGCTCCCAACGAATTTATACTTAATCAAGCAGCCACGATTGATGGTACGCAAACTATTGAAAACGGTGTTTTAGCCGGACCAATAACTATTCCAGCAACCGTTACAGTAACCGGAACGTTGGTAATAGTATAATGTCAAAAATAGAAGTAAATGCAGTTGAACCACAATGCGGAACTACTTTAACACTTGGTGCTTCTGGTGATACTGTAGCTTTAGCTTCAGGTGCTAGTCAAACAGGTTTTGGTAGAACAGGAACTGTAGATTGGGACACAACTCCAAAAACAACAGGAACTTTTACAGCTGTATCTGGAGATGGATTTTTTTTAAATACGTCAGGTGGAGTTATAACAGCTAATTTACCAGCAGGAACTGCTGGAGCAATAGTTTCTTTTGCAGATTACGCAGGTACTTGGCAAACAAATGCAGTCACAGTTGTACCAAATGGTACAGATAAAATTGGTTCACAAAATGAAAATGCAACTTTAAATGTTGAGGGTCAATCAGTAACTTTTGTATTTGTAGATTCAACACAAGGTTGGATTAATACTATGGATTCAACAAGTAATGTTAGAGGAGCACCACCTTTTATAATAGCTACTGGTGGAACTATAACCGAATCAGGAAATTTTAAAATTCATACTTTTACAGGACCAGGAACTTTTGCAGTAACTCAAGCTGCAACTGATGCAGCGGATAATTTAGTTTCATATGTAGTAGCAGCTGGTGGTGCTGGTGGTGGTGGTTCTACACCAAATTGGGCACAAGCTGGAGGTGGAGGTGCTGGTGGTTTTAGAGAAGTAGTAAGTCCCTCTTCTCCTTATACAGGTTCACCTTTAAA